CCGCAACTGGTGCAGCAGGCACTATAACTGCTACAGGTGCAGCAAACACCACATTAGCAGATGTAACAGCAACGGGTGCTGTAGGCACTCTAGCGGCTACAGGAGCAGCAAACAATACACTAACAGGTGTAACAGCTACTGGCACTGTAGGCACAGTAAATACCACAGCTACAGTCTTTGACTTCGAGGCTGTAAAAGCTCTCTTTGACAAAAACAGAGTGGTTTATGTAAGACGTGAGCCTACACAGTTTGAGCGTACAGCCTATGTAGCGTTTGAGAATAGAACAATATATATTAAGCGTACTAGTACTCAGTATGATCGTACAGCAATAAGTGGAAGAAACTAATGGCACTACGTTGGCCTGTAAAAGACCCCGATGAGACTTTAGATTACAGCATAGACTGGTCCCGTTTTCTCGGTTCTGGTATTACTATCTCAGCAGTTACGTGGTACGTAAAGACACCGGATCAAGCTAAAGTGGACTTAGAGGCAGGTGAGACTTTGACTACTGCTTCGGGCAGCGCTGTCACTGACAGCATTCAGAATGTATCTCAGACTAACACGGACACTGTTGCTACTATTAATCTCGGTGGTGGGGTAGCTAGTACAGAGTATATATTCTACTGCTCTATAACTGATACCTCCGGTAGCGTAGCTGAACGCAGTGTTAAAATAGCAGTGAGAGAGAAATAATGACTGACTATAATTATCTCGGCTTAGTAAACAATATCAATAGAAGACTTAATGAAGTAGAGCTAACCTCTACTAATTTCTCTACAGCTGTAGGCTGGTACTCTCAATGTCAAGATGCAGTTAATGCAGCCATTAGAGATATCAATCAGCAACAGTATGAGTGGCCTTTTAATCATGTAGAACAGACTGATACTCTTGTGGCAGGTACTACTAGATATCCGATCCCCTCTGATTCTAAGCTCATTGACTTTGACTCTTTCAGAATTAAAGAAGACGCAACTATTGGCAACGACACTATTCGATTGGGCGTAGCTACATATGAAGACTATCTAAAAAGAAGAGTAGATCAAGAGTATACAACTAGTACAACTAAGAGAGGCCTGCCTAAGTTTGTGTTTCAAGCCCCATCTCTAGAGTACGGCGTAACACCAGCCCCAGATGCATCTTATGAGCTAGTGTATGAATACTACTGCTTGCCAGTTGATTTAGAACTGTTTAGTGATGTCCCGTCTATACCGGAACAATTCCGTTATGTAGTAGTTGATGGCGCTATGTATCATGCTTATTTGTTCAGAGGTAACTCACAAGATGCAAGCATAGCTTATCAGAAGTTTCAAAGTGGTATTAAGTCTATGAGAAGTATACTAATTAATAGGTTTGTGTATGTAACATCGGGAATGGTATCTCGTAGTAGCATCACTGGCTCTAGTCTCGGCAGTGCTTTCGCTACTGCAGGCTCTGTATCGGATGGTTTTTAATGGCTGAAGACGGCTGGAAAACTTACCCTATTGAGTTCAGAGGGGGGCTGGTTAGCAATCTTAGTTTGCTACAGCAGGGCATTAATGCGCCCGGATCAGCCCGTATTCTAAAGAACTTTGAACCCTCTATTCAGGGTGGGTACAGACGTGTCTTAGGCTATGCTAAATACGACAGTAACATAATTCCTCCGTACGGGGCTCCCGTTGTACACGGTGCTAGTCAGACAGGTACTACACTTGTAATAGCATCTATACACTATACGCCAGAAGCTGGTGATACTTTTACTATAGCAGGTGTGACTGGCACGTACACTATTGATACAGCGGGTGTGTCTTACGATAGCACTAATAAGAGGGCTACATTAACCTTAACTACGTCTCTTGCTAGTAGTCCAGCTAATGCTGCTGCTGTTACATTTGTAACTACGACTACGGAGCATTCTATTTTAGGGGTTCACATTGAAGACGCTTATGTCTTAGTAGCTAGAAATGCTAGTATGTTTAAGACTACAGGTAGCGGTTATACCCACCTAAACGTACCGTCTTATGGTACTGTACTTGTAGCTGGAGGCTCTCAAACAGGCACTAGTTTAGCAGTAGATGCCCTAACAGCCGCCCCTCAAGCAGGTGACACTTTCTCTATTGATAGTGTTGATCTCATTTATACAGTTACAGCAGATGCTACACTAGCTGGCGATGCTGCAACTTTGACTATAAATCCCGCACTAGATAGTAGCCCTGCAGATAATGCAGCTATTACTTTCCTCTCTAACGACAGAAGCAGTGCAGGAAGACGGAGATTTGCAAGATATAACTTCTCTAATGCAGATGAAGTTGTCTTTGTAGACGGTACAAATGAGCCTGCTACATATGATGGCACTACTTATACCGTGTTGGACTCTGCTCCGGCAGATATTGTTGGTGCCTCTTATGTCATCAATTACAAGAATACTATATTCTACGGCAAAGGCCCTAACTTAATTCACACAGCACCTTACAGCGTGTCTGACTTTACTGCAGCTTCAGGCGGAGGTCTAATTAATGTAGGCGACACTATAACTGGGCTAGTTGTATTCAGAGAGAATTTATTTATCTTCACTGAGACATCTATTTTTAATCTCACTGGCAGTACCATAGCAGACTACACACTCAGACCCGTAACTAGAGACATAGGCTGTCTGTACGGTGACACTATTCAAGAAGTAGGGACAGACGTTATGTTCTTAGCTCCTGACGGTATTAGACTACTGAGCGCTACTGACAGAGTGGGCGACTTCAATTTAGGCGTAGTGTCTAAAGTAATACAACCCGAATTTGCTAGTTTCATTAGTGCGGGTACTTATTTCACATCTACAGTAATTAGAGGCAAGAGTCAATACAGACTATTTAGCCACACCGCTGGCACAGCCCAGTCTGCATCTAGAGGCATCATAGGTGCCCAATTGCAGGGCGAAGAGGGGGCTGTCTTTGCTTTCTCTGAGCTTGTAGGCATTAAAGTATACTCTGCAGACAGCTTCTACATCAGTGATGTAGAGTATGTGCTATTCGGCAATGAGGATGGCTATCTGTATAGAATGGAAAGCGGGAACAGCTTTAACGGTACAAACATAGCAGCAATCTTTGCAACTCCTCATATGCCCTTTGAAGACCCCCGAATCCGTAAGACTTTCTACAGAGCAGTCTTCTATCTTGACCCCGAAGGCTCTGTGTCTTTTGACCTCAACTTAAAGCTAGACTTTGAAGGGGCTACAATAATACAACCTAACACTATAACTGTTAGTAGCACATCAGACTCCTCAGCTCAAGCTGTGTTTGGGGAAGCTATATTCGGCACTGCTGTATTCGGTGCGTCGAACTACGAAGCTACACTGGCAACTCATCTCATAGGCTCAGGTTACACGGGCTCTTTTTATCTAGAGACTAACGATATGAATCCTCCGTTTGCACTAGATTCTCTGACTATCGAATACGCAACACACTCAAGAAGGTAAATTTAATGGGTACGGGCTACATCAGAAACGACACTTCTAATAACATAGCCTCCGGTAATGTTGTAACTGCGGCTGACTTTGATGGCGAGTACGATGCTATTGAGGCGGCTTTTAACGCTACTACTGGACACACACATGATGGCACTACGTCTGAAGGGGCACCCGTAACTCAGCTCGGGCCAGCTCAAGACTTCATTGCATCAGCTACTGAGATTAAAGGTAAGACCACTAACACTCTAGACATCGGTACTAGCGGTGTTCAGTTTAAAGATATGTATTTAGACGGGTTGGCTTACATTGACGGCTTCGGTGAGAGCACTCTTTTCGCTACAACTACTAAAGTTCAATTCCGTGACACAGACTTGTATATTAACTCAAGTGTAGATGGCCAGCTAGACATTGTTGGTGACACTGAAGTTCAAGTTGCAGCTCCTACTATTGATCTAGATGCTTCAACCGCTGCCACACTAGATACAGCACTGTTCACTCTCACTGCAACTACGCTAGATATTGATGCTGCCACTGCTGTAACTATTGACACTGCTAACATCACTATTACTGGTGCTACTGCTCTTACAGGTGTGGTTACTGTTACAGGCTCTGCTGTTGTTGATAATCTCAACATTAACGGTAACACGATTATCAGTACAGACGTTAATGGTGATATTAACATCACGCCAAACGGTACGGGCAATGTTGTAATCAGCAAGACGGACATTAATGATGGCACTTTAGATAGTGTAGTTATTGGTGGGGCTAGTGCTGCTGCTGCTACTGTTACTGATCTTACCGCTACAGGCACGATCACTTTTAACGGTGCTACTTTTGCAGACGGTGGTACAGTCACTACGATTGACATTGATGGTGGCACTATTGATGGTACGACTATTGGGGGGGCAAGTGCTGCTGTAGGCACGTTTACTACTGCTAACGCTACAACTGTAGACACCACTAACATTGAAGTTACGACCCTCAAAGCCAAAGACGGAACAGCCGCAGGCAGCATCGCAGACACAACTGGTGTTGTAACTATTGCTAGCGCTGTGTTGACTACTGCGGATATTAATGGTGGAACAGCAGATGCCGTGACTATAGGTGGAACAACTCCAGCAGTTGGTACGTTTAGTACAGCTAACGCCACTACTGTAGATACCACTAACATTGAAGTTACGACCCTCAAAGCCAAAGACGGCACATCCGCAGGCAGCATTGCAGACACAACTGGTGTCGTAACTATTGCTAGCGCAGTGTTGACTACTGCTGACATTAACGGGGGCACGGCTGATGCTGTAGTGATCGGTGGGGCATCCGCTGCTGCCGGTACTTTTACAACTGCTAATGCTACAACTGTAGACACCACTAACATTGAAGTCACAACTCTTAAAGCCAAAGACGGCTCGTCCGCAGGTAGTATCGCAAATACTACAGGCATTGTCACACTAGCTAGCTCCGTACTAACTACTACGGACATTAATGGTGGCACAGCAGATGGTGTAGTAATCGGTGGAGCATCCGCTGCTGCTGCAACCTTTACAAATCTTACTGCTTCTGGTACAATTACATTTACAGGTGC